CAGCGCCTACCTCGAGCAACAACTGCAGGGATGTCGCCCTGGGGAGAAATTCCTCAGTGGAGATTACAAAGCGGCCACGGACAACCTGGCCCCATGGTTGAGTGACGCGATAACCAGCGGCATCGCGAAGCGCTCCATCCCCGACGGGAGACTCGCAAAGCTCTTCACAGAAGCCCTCACGGGACACATGATCCAGGATCCGAACGATCCTGATCGATTTGTGCGTCAAACGTGGGGACAACTGATGGGGAGCGTGGTCTCTTTTCCAGTCCTCTGCATTGCCAACGCAGTTATCTGCAAGATGACGCGTCAACGCTCGGTCGGGAGACAGCTCCGTCTCCGTGATTGTCACATGGCAATCAACGGGGACGATTGCGTCTTTCGAGCAAGCGAAGAGGCAAGGCGGTACTGGGAGAGGCTAGCGAGCTTCGTGGGGATGGCCCCTTCACTGGGCAAGTACTTCTTCTCGGCAGAGTTTCTAAATATGAACTCAACGCAGTACGTGGTGAACACGGATCCGGCGGCCAAAGGGCCCTACCAGAACCTGACACTGACGTACATCAACGCGATCAACTGTGGCTTGGTCGCGGGTCAGAAACGCAGCACTTCGGGGAAGACGGACATCTGTACGGCGAGCGATTGGGGTTCCCTCCAATCAATCTCGGCGAACTGTCACACCCTCCTCGCGAAGTGCGCACCAGAAGATCGCAAGCGAGTCTTCAAGGCGTATCTGAACCGCAACTGGGACATGTTGGTCGCGAGTCGACTCCCACTCTTCCTACCCGAACACCTGGGCGGAGTGGGGCTACCGATCTTCTCCGATGAGGAAAGATGGCAGCCATCAAAAGTCGATTTGCGTTTGGCCGCGGCTGTGCACAAGCACGCGACCATGCCATCCTTGAAGCCGGAGAATGTCAGCTGGAAGGTCTGGGACTATGCAACTTCGCGCGCTAGGATCCTGGGACTCGGTGAGAGTCTCCAGATGTATCCAGAAGAGCGACCATCGGACTACACCATTATCTCCCGGGAAAAGGCAATGGGGATCCTTTGTATTGAAGCGTTGTTCACGGGGGATTTCTCCCTCGTGTACGACGAATCGAAAACAAAGAACCTCCTGCTCAACCGGGTGAGAAAAGAAGTGGACCGATGCAAGAAGTTCATGGGCCAAGCAGAACCCTTCGAGCTGGGGGCTCTGGCAGGTAAGAGAGATGAGGAGCGGCAAGACTTCTCTCTCCTTCGACGTAACCCTCTTCTATCTGTGGAATGGCACAACATCTTAGCAGAAGAGGACTGAGGAGC